TCAGGACAAGTTCCATCTGGGTATGATGCAACTTCTTCTGGTGTGTCTACCACATTATTACAGTGATGGCACTGTAACCTATCTACAGATGTTGACGGTCTAAACCTAGAACCATCGCCTATTACTATAATATGTTCATCGCTCATGTTGTACTCACTGTTACTGTTCCTACTGTTCCTGTGCCTTGAGATCCACGAAGAAAAGCAGAATGGGTTAAAGGTACTCTAACATAACCATCATGCTGAAATAAAGCCCCAGGTTCTAATCCGCTGTCATCTGTTTGCAAATCAGTTATGGTTATGTCTGTTGCCCTTACGTCACCTGGGTTTTGAATCTGTTCTAAAAACACAGAAAACGCACGAATAACTTCGGCAAAATACGTTCTCTGGTATTGATCTGGTGGAATAGGAAAGTATGGACGGGATAAACGCCTAGACATTAGCGCCTCCCATCTGATCGTATATCAAGGCGAGGAGAACCCAAACGCCACGTTACACCAAGGTCATCAGATGCAATTTTAAAACGCATCTGTCTACCACGAAGTCGAAAGTATAGTTGTTCTGTTCTTGCATCTACAGCAGCAGCTTGTGTTTTTACAAACGCATCTGTTTCTGTCTTAGAATAAGTACCATCTGGGGCGTTTTTTACATCTAGTGTTATGTTTACATCAGGAAGTACAGCAGTAGAATCCCTAAAGTCTACGTCTGGAATCATCTTACGGAGCAACATGAACTGCTCACCGTCTCCTATAGATATAGGACTAGACTGTATGAATGCATTAATTGGTGTGGTTGGATTAGTTGTACCATCGTCAAATCCGATTTCATGCTCATAAATATAACCGTCAGCGTTTGCTGCAAAAGGAAAATCAAAAATTCCCCGGTCAATCCATGCAGTTCTACCAAAAGAGCCATAGTACCATACCTGTTCCAAGTAGTTGTAGACTACATATCTATCTACTTCGTTACTGTTTGCAGACGCATAGTACCACCAAATCTCTGAGTGTTCCGTGTTTAAAGCTGCATTAATCTTGTCTAACTGCTCTTCGTTTATGTCAGAAAAAACAAAGTCTCTGACCATACATGGAAGCCTTTGAACGGCACCACTGTACACATAAAACTCTGCTCGACCCATCCAGTATACGTTGTCGTCCACAGCAATAGCCGCATTCGGACTAGCAATCGTAATGTTTTCGGATAAAGAGTTGACACCAAATGTAAATGGTGGCCCAAGAAACTGCATCGAATACAGTGTTGTATCGGTAAAAACTAGGATTTGTTGTCTGGTTTCAAGAGCCGTAACAATCTCTGAACCAGAACCGAGACGCAACTCTCCTGCTGTATTGGTCGCTGTGGATGCCCAGTCGGTTAAAGATTCTTGGGACGAGAACCGTATAGCCAACGGGTCTTGAACACTTGGATTGGACTCTGTGTCACAACCAAAGGCTATGATGTGTCGATCTCGGTCTGATACTAATACTTGTTTCGCAACTGTGGGCGCACTGGTAGAACCTGCTAGAGTCGTAATGTCAACGCCTCTTGTGGACAATGTGTTTGTTTCGTCCCAGTAGTATATGCCGCCATCTCTTACGTTCATTATAAGGTCTTCACCGAAGTTATCATGTGACCAAAGACGAAGTGTGTTTGTTACAATCGCATCTGAAGAAGCAGATCCCCAAGTCCCTCGTGACCAAGTTCCTGCACCCCACCCTGCACCAGATACACCAATATCTAGTCCTGTATTTATTTGATATGCACCAACAACAGAACTACCACCGTTGCCAGTGTCTGATCCGTTAGCCGCAACAAGACTAGGGTTAAGTTGTCCTTCGTATGTTATGTCAGATATGGATGTACCTGCTGTTCTAGCTTTGATCTTATAACTAGCCGTGTTTACCACTTCTGTTACATAGTATTCTTGATTAAGGACAGCAGCCGTGATCAACCCACCAAGACTTGCTGCACCAGAGTATGTTACAAAGTCGTTTACAACTGCACCATGATTTGTGTGAGCTACCGTAAGTTCTGAGGAACCGTTAGTTGCAGCAAAGGTAACGGCACCCGCTGAAGTCGTAAGTCGTAAAGGGGTAACATCATTATAAAAACCGCCCTCATCAATGTAGTATTTAAGATTTGTGCCTACACCAACGTACTGATCTCGAGCCAAAGAAACCCAAGGGTGAAGAGCACGACAAGTACCAAGAAACGAGTTTGATGATCTCTTCTGCCAACCGCCTATCTTTTGAGGATAGCCCTTTTGAAATCTGACGTTATCAATATCAAACCAACCACCCTCATTAGAGTAGGATGTTATCTCTCGATTTACTCCTGGTTTGAATTGTAGTTTGGACAGAGGCATTAACTGATCTCTTCATAAGACACTATAACTTTGAAATCGTTTGCTGTTCCCGCCGTAGCACTTAATGAAGTACCCGTACTTCCATTCTCCTCTAAATATATAGGAGCGTCTTTTGTTACTACGTCAAAGAAATCATTATTGTTTACAGATTTAAGCTGAACAACCTCTGTAGCCGTGCCGCCTGCGTTAGTCGCATTGTGATAGCTAACAGTACAAGTTCTTGCTGCGCTACCATCTACATTTACCAACCGCACAAGATTAACTTTAAGAACCTTATTGTTGCTTCCTGCATTGTTAAGGATTGATGTTGTTGATGTTGTGGTAAGACTGGTAACTTGTACCTTACCTGTCATCGTGGTTAATGCTGCAATGTTTGGCTCTGCCATGTCTGTCTCCTATCCCAGAATAATACTGAGGGCTATTGATGTGTTAGGTGCAAGGTTAGAGAATCCTATAGTCCCTGACCCGTTTGTAGTCAAAGCTCTATTCGCACTACCGTCTGAGGTTGGTAAAGTAAGAGCAGTAACAAAAGCTTGTAAGTTTGCATCATAGGCAAGAACATCTGACCCTATAGCAACACCAAGGTTTGTTCGAGCAGCCGCCGCAGAACCACCGCCTGTGCCGCCGTCTGTAATCGCTAGATCAGTAATTCCTGTTATAGAACCACCTGTGATGTTTACGCTGCTCATGCCAAGATTGGCTGTAATGTCTACAACTGCGGCACCTGATCCGGCACCATCAGCATAGATTATAGCATTGTCACCGTTTGCTACAATCACGTTTGCACCTGATCCTTGGCTAAACGTACAAGCTTGACCTGATCCGTTTACTACAAAGTATATATGCTGACCGTCATTAGGAGCTATGGTAATCGTGCAGCCTTGGGTTGCCCCAGATAATACAAGTGTTTTAAACTGACCGTCTGATAATGCACCATCACTTGTTGTAAGAGTATGCGTTGCGCCAGAAGACCCCAGGTTTATAGTTCCAACGCCGTTGGTAAGACGGTCAACTATGTTAAGATTATTGTTAGTGGTTGTACCCCATGTACCCGATTGCTCACCGTTTCTGATGAGTTCGATACCACTATTTGTTGCATATGTACTTGGCATGTTTTTTCCTACGCAGCTACAATTTCTGTCCAGACAGTATCATACTCTGGGATTATTCTACCCCAGACTAACACAGTTCCTACTTCTCCGCTACCCGCAAGTCCTCCGACTGTAACAGAAGATCCACCTGTAACTGTAACCGTTCCAACGGCACCAGTGGCGGCTAGAGATGCAGCAGGTATAACGGCTGTTGTTCTTTGTGTTACTCCACCAACACTTGCAGTGGCAGCTAGACCTGTTTCAGGCACAATCGCATCACCAATTACGGTAACTTGATGTATGTTACCACTAGCCTCAAGCCCTGTGATTGTTGGGAGTACGTTGATAACAACACCAACTGTACCAAGTGCAGATGCCATAGCAGAGATCGTCGGGAGATTTACTAGCGCCGTACCTGTAATGGTTGGAACTGTAACTCCTCCAGTCGCTGCTAGACCTGTTAAACTTACTATAACATTTGTGACTGCTGTTACATCGTTTGTAGAACCAGTGGCTGTCAAACTGCCTACTGGAATCGCAATACCACCACCAACGCCAACGGCTACCGTACCAACCGCAGCCGTACCTACAAGTCCTGTAGCGTTAAGGTTGTTGTCCGTAACAAGAGAGACTGTGCCTAATGTACCTGTTGCTCCAATGCCAGTAACAAGAATACGAGTAACGGACGCATCATCACCTATCGGTACTTGAGCTATAGATGTTGCGCCAAAAAACATTTAGGCTACTCCTGAATTAAGAGGCTTCTTTTTTCTCTGTACCTGTCTCAACAGACTGTATCAAAGCATCTGTGTAGGCTTGTTGAGATACCTCTACAATGTTTAGCTCCGCTTTTATTTGTGCTATCTTAGTTTGGCACAAACGAAGTTGATTGATTATACCTTTTTGTTCATCATTAAAAGTATCTATATCATGGTCTGTTCCGTTTATAGAAACAATGTTTGTTTTATCTGTCATGTTTTTCTCCCTAAGATGGTTTCGTAGGCCAATCACTATCTTCTAGGTTAGGCCAGTTGCTGTGACTTGGTAAATCACGAAGTGCAGTCCTGTATGTAACCCAAGAAGTTTTAACTTCGGTTGTTAGTGGGCTATCAGGCATCTGTGTCCAATCGCTTGCTGCGAGTAGCCCATTGCGAGTTTCTCTGTGTTCTTCAGCAGTTCTTGCATCAGCGCCTGCTTTCCACTCAGCTTCTTCAGCTTGTCTTGCTGTAACTTCTTCTTCTGTAAGATCAACTAAAACACCATCAACATATTTTTTCATTTTAATCCCCTACCCTATACCATAAAGGGTAAAAACACCTTTATCCAAGTTACCTTGTCCAAATTGAAATCTTATATAGTTAGCGATTACTTGGCTATCATCTGCTACCATAGTAGCTAGACCAAAAGAACCTTCAGATTGATTGGAACTGTCTTGGCTATAACCTATATTCCATTGAATAGCAGTGCTTCTTTCGGTAGGTATGTAAATATCAATAAATCCAAAAAGAAAAGTATTTGCACTATTACTTAAACCACTACTACCTATAGTTAAAGTTGTACCAGAACTTTGTTGATCTAATACACTAGAATTAATGTTTCTTCGTGCATAGTATAATGATTTAAAACCTGAACCACCATCTGTACTTAATCTAATCTGCGCATCAACATCATCTGTGGCGTTTTTTACATTTGCAAAACTTAATCTTAAAGAGGTATACCCACTTGTCGGTAGAGTTATATTAACATTTGATACAGAAGATGAAACTGTTGTTGTACTTATTTTTGTCATTAAAGGCGCAACAGCATTAAAATCAGCAGCGTTTCCTCCAACTACAAGGTTACTTGAAGATTTAGCAATACCTAAAGGAAAAGATGTAGAAGAAGTACTTAAACCTCCTCCCCCTGTTAAATAATAAAAAGTTCCTGCGGTTAAACCTGTTTGCGCAGTGTTTATTCCTCCTGTAACAGTTACTTTACCAGAAGCCCCTGATGCTATACCTGCTTCAGCTAGTCCTACAAACTTCGTTGCAGTGGTTGAATCCGCTGCGAGTTTAGCTCCAAAAGCATAAGAAGTGCTTCCATTAGCAGCCCCTACGCCCACAATCGTAGCTTGTGCAGGGACATACAATAATCCAAGATTGCCATGAAGATAGTTACTGCTACCGTTTAAAATTTGAGATAAACCGCCCCTTGTAATATTGTTTGTTCCTGCTTCTTCAGCAAAACCAAAAGAAGACGTTGTATTAGATTGGTGATATCCAAGAGATACCCATCTGCCTGTTATAGAACCCGAAGAAGGTGTTGCAAAAGGAACAAATGCAACAGATACAAAATCTGCTTTTTTACTATTAGTATCATCATACCAAGTTAGTTCTGTCTGGTCTGCAATAGTCGTTGAACCAGAAGTAGCTTTTATCAAGATGTACCTTGTATTACTGCTACTATCGTAACAAGCAATAAATCTTCCTGCACCATCCCCTGCAAGTCTTCTTGAACTAGCTACATCTTCATTCCAACTAATATCGTTATTTGTAACAGCCGTTGCTACAGTTGGAGTTGTTCCAGACACAGTGACTCTATGAGCATAGAATATACTATTGTCTAGATACACCAACATTGAAAGACTTAAAGAAGCGTCATAAACAAGCCCTATTTCATCTCCAACACCCGCGTTGTTAAAAGTGACTTTTGCACCAAAAGTCCAAGTTGTTCCAGAAAGAGTAGCAACCCCAACATAACCCCGATTACTAACAATTGCGTCTTTAAAGGCAAACAAGAATGCACTTGCACTTTCATCAAAAACAACACAGGTTCCTTCTGATCTATTAGATGAAAATTCAGTTGAAATATTAGTTTCGCTTTCAATCGTAACAGCATCTGTTCCAGAATTATATGAACATAAAGCAACAAAACCATCATCACCCGCTGAAGAATCACGATAAACAATAGCAAATTTATCGCCAGAAGATGGCCCCCATGTTGCGTATATATGCTTTCCATTTCTACTTGAAACAGATATTTCTGAACCAACTTTTGATATAGTTGTCCCGCTAACGGAAAGAATTTGTGCTTTTACATCACTATTATAATTATAAATCCAAATAGCTTTGCTAGTATTAGGTATCAATAGTAAGTCTGCGCCTGACGAAGTTTCAAAACTTCCTCCTGATCTCACCTCTAAAGTGTTTGATGAATCTGGTAAAGTTGTGCCTTGCACAGCACCACTTACTTTTACAAGTTGACCACTTGAGTTTAATGATACAGGATCTCCTGCTGTAATAGCCTCCCCTGCTGTAAACTCAGCAGAACCCCCTCCTGCTGCATCAGCCCAAGAAATTGCACTTCCAGATCCTCCAGACGTAAGGACTTGACCTGCTGTACCGTAGTTAGCTCCTGCAATTCCAACTTGTCCCGCTGAAGCAACTCTTAATCGTTCAGAACCCGCTGTTTCAAAAGAGACAGTATCCGCAGCAGGAAATCTAATTGCTGTGTTGGTGTCCCCTGTGTGAACTATTTTATCTGGCAGTGTGACATCGCCCTCAAATGTAGCTCCCGCTGCAAAACTAGCAGCACCTGCTTCCGACATATCAAGAGATAGTGCGTTAAATTCAGAACCGCCATCATTTCCTTTAAATATAATGTTTTGATCCGATATAATTGATTGAATAACAAAGTCAGAGCTAACATTTCTGAGTGAGCCAACATGCGTCCCACCATCACTTATTTTTACATCACCGCCATCTGCATCAAGAATAATGTCACCTGCTACATCCAATGTTAGATCACCAGAACTAAGATCAATCTCTGTGCCATCAATAGTGATATTGTCTACAATAACTCCTGCGTTGGCTGTGACCGTAGAGCTAAAAACAGCAGCACCTGAAACATCTAAAGCCTGACTAGGACTCGCGGTTCCTATACCGACTCGATTGTTGGTGCTATCGACTACAAGAGTGGTTGTATCTACGACAAGCTCCGCCGCAGCGCCATCTGCTATGAAGTCTCCTAAGTCTCTTGCTCTAGTCATTATGATACACTCCCTTGAGTAATAAGTAACTTGGTAGCTGCGGTAGCAAAACCAACTTCACGACCAGAAACAGAGGCTGTCGATAGTGTGCCGCTGTCTGGTAAGTAGTATTTAGCACCTACCGTAAGACTAGACTGTCCTTCATTAACACTACTGACTACGTTAATAGTAGCTGTCGCACCGTTTGACACATCTGCTGACGCAAAACCTATCCATTCAAAAACGTCTGATGGCTTGTATGTTGCAGCCGTTCCAATATTTCCAGTATTCTTTGACCATAGAACTACAGCACTGTTAGAGTTGCTATCAAAGGTCATTGCTAATTGTTGGTAACCTGCGGTGTCTAACACCTCACTAGGTTTTAAATTAAGAGAAGTTCCATTTACACTAGCCACAACAACGCTTAACACGCTAGGACTGTTAGTGGCATCCATATAAGCAATAACTACTTGATTAGATCCACTATCAAAAACTGTGGAAATATGGTCACCAATTTTTCCACCTGCGCCTTGAAATCCCACTGGAGCTCCAAATGATATACTTGTACCAGACACTGTTCCTACAACTGCTTCACCTTTATTACCATCATCAACGTTTTTATAAGCTATAACAACTTTGTTTGAGTTACTGTCAAAGGCACAGCTTGAGAGGTCTGATTGTCTAGAATTAAAGACTGCCTCACTTCCAAAACTAATTGATGTACCACTTACAGTTCCTACTATAGCCGTTCCGTAGGTTGAATTTCCATCATCTTTGTAAGCTATTACTACTTTGTTAGAGTTGCTATCAAAAGTAACAGAAGTCTCGTCAGTGTATGCACTGGCAAAAACAACTTTAGAACCAAAGGAAATAGATGTACCGCTTACTG